TTGGCTCTCGAACAATATTTTGTTAATAATATACCTATTAACGATACTGTTCGCACTCATGCTAACATCTTTGACTTTTGTTTAAGACAGAAAGCATCTAAAGATTTTCACTATGAAGGAGTTAATAGAAATACAGGTGAAAAAACAATTTATAATAAGCTTATAAGATATTATGTATCTATAAAAGGAGAAAAGCTTCTTAAGATAAAGAATGAAGATTGTGATACAAATGCTGCTGATGTTTCTCAAGTGGAAGCAGGTGAATGGGTGATGCATGTTTGTAATCATCTTACAAAAGATCATTCTCTAGACAATATTAATTATGATTATTATATAGAAAGAGCTAATAAAATAGTTCATAAAATAGAAACGTGTGGTAAAAAAAGAATGGTGGTTATAAACCCAAATCAATTAAATTTATTCTAATGGCAACATATATAGATGGAATGGAAGGAGGTAAACACAATTCAGATGATTGTGAAGTATCTCATACACCAATTATAAAAGATAAAGTTAATCGAAGTAATATAGCTGAACATTTGATTAAATATCAATTAGCAATGGTGGGAAAAACAATGGAAGAAGCATTACTTGATGACATGTGGTTTTTTAATTGGAAAATTACACAAGAGAAATACGATGAATTCAAAAGATATGCTATTCTTCTTATTAAAAAAGTGTTTAAATGTAATAGACAAAGAGCTGAGATGACATTTGAATGGTTTGATCTTGAATTTGGATTATCTGTTCTTGATAAATAGACAAAAAGAATTATTGGATGATTCACTTAACATTTTAAAATTTTAATAATGAATATAATTAATGAAGATTGGGAAAAAGAATCTGATAAATATTTTGTATATTTGTATGAACAACAAAAAATAACAGAAGATTTATACTGGGAATGGGAAGAATCAAATAGAAAACCTGCTAACATTATTGTTTTAAACGAAAAAATATTAAAAAAAGATGAATCTATCATTGACATTTTTCCATTTTAATGAAATATATAAAAATGGATACACTCTTGATATGCTTTTTCTTCTTAAGTTAATAGAAGAAAACATAGATGTCAAAGCTTTATGCAATGATGATACAGTAGATAGTCATATTAAGTTAAGTACATTATATCAATCCATATATAGAAAAGGACTTATAACAGAAAAAAACACAATTACACTATCAGGAAAAAAAATATTAGAATTCTTAAACAGTGAAGAATCAAGTGTAAAATTAATTAAAACCAAAGTTTCAGTTAATGATTTTGAATCATGGTGGAAAAAATATCCAGGAACTGATACATTTACACATAAGAAAATAGACTTTACGGGAACTAGAAGCATGCGAGTGAAGAAAGATGAATGTAAAGCTAAACTAAATAGTATTCTTGCTGAAGGTGAATACACTATAAAGGAAATGATAGCAGCATTAGAATATGAAATCTTACAAAAGAAAGAGAATTCATATAAGACTAAGACTAATAAGCTTAGTTTTATGCAAAACTCTCTAACGTATTTAAATCAACGCACCTTTGAACCATTCATTGAATTGGTTAGAGAAGGTAAAAAGATTGTGGAAGCACCAATCATTACAGGAGGAACAGATATATGAGCTTTGAGCAACTAAAAAATGAAGTACAGGCTGGTCTTGATGGTAGAAATAATGGTATTCCAATGGGGTTCAACCGATTAAATAGATATATAGGTATACGAAAATCCATGTATACATTAGTGGGTGGTCTCACTGGTTCAGGCAAGACATCATTTATTGATGATGCATATGTTCTTAATCCATTTGATTGGTATATAAGCAAAGCAAACACTACAGAAATTAAGCTTAAGATTATATATCGCTCCATGGAAAGAAGTGGTACTTATAAGTTGGCCAAATGGATTAGCAGAAAGATCTTTATAGATCATGGATTTCTTATTCCTGTTAATAAACTTTTAGGCTGGACTGATAAGATGACTAAGGATGAGCATGATCTTTTCTTAATATATGAAGACTATGCTGAAAAGATGAAAGAAGTTATTACAGTTATTGGAGGACCAGAAAATCCTGTAGGTATTGCTAAAGAGCTAAAAGCTTATGCACTTAAAAATGGTAGGATAGAACAATTAGATGAATATAATAAGGTTTATGTTCCCAATGATGAAAATGAAGTGACTATTGTTGCTCTAGATCATATAGGACTGTTAAAAACTACCAAAGACCAACCTAATAAGAAAGCAGCTATTGATAAGATGTCTGATGAGCTGAGATATGCTAGAGATTTCTATGGATATAGTCCTGTTGTTGTTAGTCAGTTTAACAGAGACATTTCTAGTCCAATAAGACTAAAGAATGGTGATGTTGAGCCACAGCTGGAAGATTTTGCTGATAGCAGTTCTACACAGAATGATGCAGATGTTGTATTAGCACTGTTTGATCCTATGAGATATAAAGTGGCAGATCCTAGTGGTTATGACTTAGAAAAACTAAGAGATGGGTATGGTGCTAAGTATTTTAGAAGCGTTAGACTTATAAAAAATAGTTATGGAGAAGATGATGTTAGAATTGGACTTGGCTTTCTTGGCCAAATAGGTATGTTTAAAGAACTTCCTAAACAAAAAAATATGACAGAAAATGATTATGCAGCTGTTATAAATAAAAGCTATTTTTTAAATAAATAAATAAATTATGAAAGAATATACAATATGGGTAGGAGGAGTAGAAGTTAATGACTATTATCTTACAAAAGAGGAAGCTGAAAATTTAGCTTTTGAATATAAAGATGATGGATATGATGATGTAATAATTGAAAAAATAAATAAATTATGAAAATAAACACAGTCAGGTTTAATACCTACCCTAATAATAAAGATCATTTTTGGCAAATAGTGTTATTTCCCACTATTTCAGTGTTAAATAATATCAATAAATATGATAAACACCTAGCTATAAATTTTGAATGGTTTTTTTGGTCAATAACATTTATTATCACTTATGGCAAAAGCTTTAAAGAACCAATCCCTTACTTTAAGGGATAAAAGACAACAGGAATTTGCAGACATATGGCTCAAAGAGAAGCATGGAATATTAAACCTATGCCCTAGATTTGGTAAAATCTATACAACAATCAATGCATTAGAAAAGATGCCTGATGGTATAAGGATATTAATATCCTATCCAGATGTAAAGATTAAAGATTCTTGGGAAGCAGATTTTGAGAAAAGAGGATATAACAATCCTAATATTACATATACAACACATTTGTCTTTAAAGAAGTATGTAGATCTTGAATTTGATGTTATAATCATTGATGAGATACATTTACTAAGTGATGCACAATTAGATGCTGCTAATGAATTATTAGAAGATAATAGTTGTGTTCTAGGGCTCACAGGAACGCTATCTGTAGCAACAGAACGTGAGATAGAGGAAAGGCTTGATCTTCATGTAATAGCAACCTATTCCATTGATTTAGCTATTCAGGAGGGTGTTATAGTTGATTATGAGATAAATGTTATAAGAGTTCCTCTTGATGATATTGTTGAAGTGCAATATAAAACAAAGAAAAGAACAGAAAAGAAACAGTTTGACAGTTATGCATGGGTGATTGACCAATTAGAGAGACAAAACAGAAATACAATGTTTCTTAGGTTAAGCAGGATGAGAATTATTCAGAATAGTCTTTCTAAATTAAATGCTACAAAAGCATTGTTAAAGAAACACAAAGATGAACGTATTCTTGTATTCTGTGGACTAACTAAAATAGCAGATGAATTGGGTATTCCTTCCTATCATAGCAAATCAAGTGAGAAACAGATATTTAATGATTTTGCTGAGGGTGTAGGTAATCATCTGGCTGTTGTAAAGATAGGTAATACAGGAGTAACATATAAACCTCTAAATAAAGTGATTATTAACTATTTTGATAGTAATGGAGAAAACCTAGCACAAAAGATAATGCGTTGCACAGCAATGGAATATGATAATATTGATAAAAAAGCTCATATATATATCATATCTTCAGATGAACTTGTAGAATTAAAATGGTTAATGAGTGCTCTTGATATGTTTGACACTAGTAAAATAAAATATATATGATTAGTTGCATCTACACAATAACTAATGTTATTAATGGTAAAATTTATGTAGGAAAAACTAACAATTTTAACTATAGAATAAATAAACATAAGTATACTTTAAAAAATAATATCCATATAAATGAGCATTTACAACGTGCTTGGAACAAATATGGGGAAAGTAACTTTGTTTTTGAAATTCTAGAAGAATATTGTTTAGATCAATTATCCTCACAAGAACATTATTGGTGTAATATGTTAGATGCATTTAATTATAAACTAGGATATAATATAAGACCCACTCATCCATTTAATAAGGGTACAAATAGCCCTGAAATGATTGAAAAAGTAAAAAAAGCTCTTACTGGCAAAAAGTTATCTGAAGAACATAAATTAAAATTATCCCTAGCTAAAAAAGGAAAAATAATATCTGAAGAAACTAAACAGAAAATGTCAAGTGCTAGCAAAGGAAGAAAAAAATCAGAAGAAACTAAAAAAAGAATAAGTGAAGCTAAATTAGGTAATAAAAATCCAATGTATGGTAAACCAGCTTGGAATAAAAAACAAATAATATGAAATTAATAAATATAAATACAACAGCGTATAAAGAGGAAGATTTCATGTTATACACTAGTTTAACAGATGATCAGATAATAAAAGTGATTGAACCTCTTGTACTTGCTGAACGTGAAGATCTAAATAATGATGATGTTTTTTATAACAATCAGATTTTAGTGAGAGCTTTATATCATGCTTATCCTGATGAAATCATTCATGATTACACTCTTGATGACATTAATCAAATAACCATTTAAATTAAATATATATGAAATTAGAATTAATAGAAGAAATCAATCCAACAAATGGTATAATGTATGCAGTGAAAGCAGAAAATTCAATTGCTAAATGGTTTACAAATAAAGCAGCTGCAGAAGGGTTTTATAATGATATTATAGCCAATCCAACTATGTTAGAAAGTAAAACAAATATTTTGAAATCTGAAGAAATTAATGTACCTTTGGACAATAAATAAATAAATTATTATGAAAGAAAAAACAAAAGAAACAGAAGAATTTACATTACCAGATGAGATTAGTAAAGTAAACATTTCTTCTCCTAGAGATCTTGCTGTAATATCTATACCTAAGGCAGGTAAAGGTACTATATTTGGAAAATTTACAGAAAAATATAATGCTATTGTTTTAGATCTTGAAAAAGGAGGATATGAATATATCGCTGCTAGAAAATTAAGTACATATGTTGAACAAGATACAACTAGATGGGAATCTTTTCAGAATTATATCAAATATCGTAATTTACTATTAGAAAACAAAGGAAAATATGAATATTTAATAATTGATGGATTATCAGATCTTGATGATATGTCAGAAATAGGTGGCACTTTAAGTTATATGAACACTATTATTGGTAAAAAATTTAATAGAGAAGGAAATATAGAAACAGGTAAAGCATACACTCCAGAAGATAGTGAGTTTAAATCTGTACTATCTCTTCCTGAGGGAGCTGGTTATCAACACACTAGAAGTTGGTTTATGCAACAATTTGAAATATTTAGACAAATTTCTCCATATAGATTATATGCTGCACATGTTGTAGATAAATATATCAAAGATAATGGAAAAGAACAAGTTGTGGGTTCTGAAATAGCTCTCACTGGAAAGTTAAAATTAATATTTGCATCAAGAGTGACTGCTTTAGCAAAACTAGTGGTGGATGATAATGATAGATATTTAAATTTTAATGTTCAAAACGATAGTATTATATCTGGTAGCAGATCTCCTCAATTAAAAGGGAAAATATTAATTTCCAAACAAAATAAAAATGGAGAAATAGAAACATT